TATTTTCAAATAGAATTTGGTTAATATAATTATTTTCAAATAGAATTTGGTTAATATAATTATTTTCAAATAGAATTTGGTTAATATAATTATTTTCAAATAGAATTTGGTTAATATAATTATTTTCAAATAGAATTTTGAACGAAAGTCGTTATTAAATGACGTTTTAACTAAAAGTCATCTGAATCAAACGTGATTTTTCGTTCTTCTTCTGTAGTTCCTACATTTGATCTTTGATAACTTGTAACCACGTTTTCGAAAAAGTTGACTTTTTCATTTAAACTGATCATTTCCATAAAAGGAAATGGATTTTGTGTATTGTAAATTTTGTTATATCCAAGTAAAATGAGCCAACGATCTGCTACCATTTCGATATATTGACTCATTAAATTACAATTCATACCGATAAGTGATACAGGTAAACTTTTTGTAATAAATTCTTTTTCAATATCGACAGCTTGTTTGAAAATATCGTGAACTACGGTTTCATCTAGACGATTTTCTAACATTTTATACAACTCTATCGCAAACTCTGCGTGGAGGTTTTCATCACGCGAAATAAAAGAATTGGCAGTACTTAGTCCAGGCATAAGACCTCTACTTTTTAACCAATAAATAGCACAAAAACTTCCTGAAAAGAAAATCCCCTCGACACATATGAATGCAAGTAAACGTTGTGCAAAACTAGGTCTTTCTCGTGTTAAATAATCGAGTGCTTCTACATCTTCGCTATCTAAAGGATGTTTATTAAAAGGAACTTGACCATACTCGTTTGAGTGTAATAAACGGTTATAACTTTGCATATACTCTTCAGGTATCATTTGTTGTAATGTGGCTCCTTCTTGTATCCATTTAATAGCCCATTCTGCTTTTTGTTTTACAGCAGGAATAGTTTCGACAGCGTTAAATAATCTTGTTTTTTCATCGGTATTTATAATATATGTATCGATTAATAATGAATATGTTTCTCCATGTATTGCTTCAATCATCATTTGAACAGAATAAAATTGACGAGCTTCTGGAATTTGTACTTCGTTGTAAAAATTGACAATTAAATTTTCATTTACGATACCATCACTTGCAGCAAAAAAAGCCAAGATATTTTTAATAAAATATCTTTCATTTTCGTTTAATTTAGAATTCCAATCAACCAAATCATCAGTTAATTTAATCTCTTCAGCTGTCCAAAAAGTTGAAAGGTGTTGTTTGTAAAACTTCCATAAATTATTAAACTTTATAGGGAAAACTGTATAACGAGAATTATTGTTATCCTTAATGATTGGTTCCATTGTTATTTCTTTATTTAGTATTTAAATTTATTTTTTTTTTATGTTATTTTATAAAACTGTATTTTTACAAATAAAAAAATGTATTTTTTGTTTTTTTTATTTATTGATTAAGGATATATATATGGTATATTGTTTAAAAATAATAGGATACTATAAACATTCTAATTTTGGAGATGAACAATATAAAACTTCTATAACACAGTTATTTAGTGAATATTTACAAATAGATTACACGATAGAATTTATTGACTGTGATTGTATTTACAAAGAAAATTTCTATGATGACGATATTATAATAGTAGGTGGTGGTGATATATTAAACCCTTATTTTATGGATAAAATAGGAAAAAAGTTTCGAAATCGTCCAAATATTATAATTGGTTTATCTGTAGGTTTGCCATATGCATCAATACTCGTTCAAACTTCAAAACTAGAAATATTAGATTATATTTTTATAAGAACTATTCAGGATCTAGACATTTTTACAAAATATTTTCACAAGGATAGGATCTTTTATATTCCTGATGTATCGTACTTATTAACACCAAATTATATTTTTACAAAACGAATGAGTACAACAGAAAATACAATTTTAGATGCCAATACAAGTTTAGATGCGATTGATTTGGTATATTCTAAATTTTTAAAAAAACGTTCCGTTTCGCCTCAATGTAAATATGAAACATCTTTATGTAATATAAAAAATGGCAGGCGATTATTAGGTATATGTTTGTCAAGACATTTTTATAATAAAAATTATATTAATGAATATTCTAGTGTTATAAATGGTATATCGAAATTTGTTACATATATGATATCTAAAAATTATTCTATAGTATTTATACCATTCAATACAAATCCAATAAATGATAATGAAAATGATACTACGATTGCCAAAGATGTTTTGGATAAACTTGATGAACACCACCATTTATTAAATATTGAGGATGAATTAACTATTGATGATATGAATTACGTAATGTCTCGTTTGGATATGTGTATACCTATGCGATTTCATTCAGTTTTATTTTGCATGTATAATATGATACCATTTGTTTCGGTTTATTCTACTAGAAAGATTCATAATTTATTATTGGACACGTATTGGGATTATAAATATGTATTAAAAGTAAATGATCGTTTTGTTCCAACAGAGTTTGATAGTGATTATTTAATTGAACAAGTTTTAAAATTAGAAAATATGATTGTGAATAGGAAAAATATTTATCACAAGTTATTGCATATTAATACTAATTTATTTGGTAAAATGTTTTTTAATAACATTAGTAAACTAATTGATATAATTACTAATAGATCAAAAACAAGAAAATTATATGATTCTACAAATGTTTCAAATATTATCGAAAGGACTTGTGAAATGGTTAAGGAATATTCTTTTTCAAAAGGATATAATGATTTTAGAACGATAAATGACTCTGGTATAAAAAAGATTATTTCAAGTATAGTTTCTTATAACTTGATAGGTACTCAAGATTCAGAATACAATTATGGTATTCAAGAAAAAATGTTTGATATGTCAAAAGAATATGACTACAATAAAGAATGGAAATGGATAATTAATGACCATATAACTCAAAGTGCCGCGGTTAAACGAAAGGTTGTAAATAATCCAACTGGTTTGTTTAATATGGATTATATAGATCAGATTGATTATTCTGGTGTACATCGTTCAGGTTGGCAATATGTATATAATCATTTAGAATGTTTACACAATTCAAATAGTGAATTATTATTAGATTTATATGTAGATAGGACGTTTCATTGGAATCGAGAAATTAATTCTATATTAAACATAATTCCATATAGGAAAAATTGGATTGGTTTTATTCATCATACATTTGATACATCCTTTAGTAGTTATAATTGTGATACTTTATTAGATTGTGAGGAATTTTTACAGTCATTATATACGTGCAAGGGATTGTTTGTTTTATCTAGTTATTTACAAACTCAATTAACAAAACGATTACGAGAATTAGATTTTGATGTAAAAGTTTTTACATTAGTTCATCCTACTGAAACAAATGTAAAACAATTTTCATATAAAAATTTTTTCAATAATGAAAATAAACGCCTTGTTCACGTAGGTGGGTGGTTGAGAAATATATATTCATTTTATAACTTGCACGTTCCAGAAAAGATTTTGTGTAAATATGGTTTATTTCTAGGAAATAAAACAAAAATATTATATAAAACAAAAAGTGACAAAATTACGAAAACTGCGTTAATTGGTAAAAATATGAATAATTATTACCCACAACAACATTTTTTAGAAAATATCTTTTCAGTTTTAAAAGAAAATACAAATAAAAGTCTAGGGAAAAAAACAAATCAGAATAATATAAATCAAAATATAAGCCAAAATATAAACGAAAATATAAACGCGAATATAAACGCGAATACAAACGCGAATACAAATGAAGATGTGTGTCAAAATATAAGTCAAAATTCAAACGAGAATAATATAGAATTGTGTAATAATTGGAGCAAACATTTTTATGATGATATATGTGATAAGATAAAGAGTGTAGATTATATAGAGTATTTAGATAACGATTCTTATGATGTTTTAATGACTGAGAATATAATTTTTATAAATTTAGTTGATGCATCTGCTGTTAATACAGTTATAGAATGTATAGTAAGATCAACTCCTATTATAATTAATAAACATCCTGCAGTAGTAGAGTTGTTAGGTGAGAAATATCCATTGTATTTTAACAATACACATTACTCGACTATGGATATAGAAATAAATAACTTATTATCAAATGATAAACTGATACGTAATGCTCATAATTATCTAAAAAGTATGGATAAGAATGTATTTTACATTAATACTTTTGTAAATGAGTTTCATAATATTATAACAAAATTATAAATTTGATGTGTGCGTTTAATTATAAACTGGATGATATGTGCGTTTAATTATAAACTGTACGAAATGTATAATATTTATTGTACGGATGGAATAAATATTATTATATCATCACAAATTAATGATAAATTAATTTCTATGTAATTATTATAAAAATGTCTTATAACGCAGATGCGCAAGTCTTTGAAACACAAATCGTTGTGACAAATACGACACAACCAGCTGGTGTAACAAGTGGATCTATCATAAACAAAGGTTCACTTAGTACATTTGATACATATGTTACTGGTCATACAGTTATTAATAATGTTAAAATTACTCCTAATTTAAATGATATTGTATATGAACAACAGGCTACATTAAACAACAATCAAAATGCGTGGGCAGATATAACCGAATTTTTCTTTGATGATTCCGTCTGTAATTCTTTTAAAGCATCAATTAACGTTACTGTTTCTGCAGGATCAGACAAATATGCTATTTGGGAATTAAATGGTTTGTATAAACCAACTGGTTGGGTTATTACATCTAGTTTTAGTGGTGACTTGACTGGAGTTCAATTCAGTGTATACAATAAAGAAGGTGGTATTGGTCAAATTCAATATCAAAATTCTAACACTGCAGGTATCACTTACGTTAGATATAGAGCTAGCACAACAGCACCTCCTGGAAGTACACCATTAGGTGTATCAAGTGGTGTTATTAATAATACATCTGGACCATTTATAGCAAATAGTTTAGTATATGCGTCCAATTCAAATACATTAGCAACAACTGATCTTTCTTATGTGTCAAATGTTTTGACAGTTGGAGGTAGTTCTAGATTTATTGCTGAAAAAACAAGTTCATTTGTAAACTTTTCTAATGGAGGTGCTCTTACATCTATGGGAGATGCATCCATCGCTAAAAATTTAATAATAGGAGAGAGAATTGGTGTAGCAAATACATCACCTACATTTAGTTTAGATGTTACCGGTGATATTAACTTTACTGGTACTTTTTATAAAAACGGTAATGTTTATAGTGGTTCTGAAATTTGGGCCACAAATTCAAGCAGTGTATTCTATACAGCTGGTAATGTTGGTTTAGGTACATCATCTCCATCACATCAATTAGATGTTGTTGGTGGTATTCGATCTAGTGCTGGTTTAACTACAACAACACTCGTTTCAACAAGTGTTACATCTGGAAGTGTATCATCAACTAATTTAGTTGGAACAAATGCTACTATCGCATCTGGTTTGTTTACTAATGCTAATGTAACTACAGGTACAGTTGGAACTTTAGTAAGTTCTAATGCTAACTTGACAACAGCTACAATTGGATCATTTGTAGCAGGATCTGGTACTGTAGGTGGACATTTGGTACCATCTACAAATATTGTATATGATTTGGGTTCTTCTAGTTTGAGATGGAGAGATTTATACTTGTCAGGTAACACAATTCATTTAGGTGAAAAACAATTAAGTTTAACAGGTGATGTTTTCCAAATGGAAAAAATGTCTATAACAAGTACAGATGATGCATCCTCTATTACATCAGCTTCATTATTAGTTAGTGGTGGTGCTGGTGTTAGTGGTAAGTTACGTGTGGGAGGAACATCTCATCTTACTAGTATTGAAGCCACATCTTCAACTATTACAAATATGATCAGTTCTACTGGTACTGTTGGAACTTTGGTCAGTTCTACTGCTAATCTAACAAATGCTAACGTAACAACTGGTACCGTTGGAACTTTGGTTAATACAAATGCAGTCTCGACAAACATAAGTTCTGGTACATTGAACTTGAGTACAGGATTAACAAGTGCAAGTGCTCTAATTACAAATGTAGTAAGTACAACAATTAGTGCAGGTACAGTAGTAGGTACAACCTTTACAGGTGGTAGTATGAGTTTGTCCGGTGATTTAGTTATCGGTGGAACTTTGACAACTGTGAATATAACTACAACAAATGTAGTTGATACACATATTACATCTGGTAATATTAATATTACATCATTAGCAACTATTGTTAATGCTAACGTGACAACTATGACAGCTGGTAATGCAAGAGTCACTAATGTTACCACAGGAACCTTGAACGTTAGTTCTATAATCTCAGTATCTGATACTGCAAATACCCCTGCAGGTGCTGTTACAGGAACAAATGTAAGATTTAATAGTGGTGGTATGAGTTATCTAAATCAAAATCCACCTGACGAATATAATCCAAATGGTTCAACTGAAAGTCGACCATATTATTATTCTAGTGATTATTTCGTAACTGCTTTGCCAGTTGATCCAACTCCCGGTTACGATCCTTACGCTTATTTCTATAATCCAACTGCATTCAAATATGTAGGTTCAGGATCAACTGTAGTTAATTGGAGAGTGCAAACACCTGGTGCAAATGCTCCTATGTTTGGTACTTATACTATTTATATAGATATATTAGATACGAATGGTACAACTATAATATCAACACCAGCTACTTTAGTATACGCATCTGGATCACTTGTTACGGATACAGGAGTTCAAACAACTACTTTGAACTCAAATCAATATATAAGGTTTAGAGGAGATGGTGGTATGGGTCCAAGCATAAACAACTTCGTCTTTACATATGATTTACAGGTTAATGTTAACAGTTTGATTGCAAATTCATCAGGAGTTACAGTAGGTTCATTAAAAGCTACAACTGCACAGTTTACAACTTTAACAGCTGGATCTATTAGAACATCAGATATTGCTCTTAGTGGTAATTTAGTAGCAACTGGTGATATCACTGCTTTTGGAAATATTTCTGATCGTCGTTTCAAGGAAAACATACAAAGTATTGAGAGCGACTTTGCTTTAGGTAAAGTAAAAAGTCTTAGACCAGTGACATTTACCTGGAAATCAAATATTGCAAACACATCGAAAATAGGAACTGACGATGCTGGTTTTATAGCACAAGAAGTGGAAGAAGTAGTTGAATATGCTGTAGGTGAATTTACAGATCTTGAATCAGGTGAAGTATACAAGAAGATCAATCACGAAAGAATTATTCCTTATTTGGTAGGTGCTATACAAAAATTAGAAGCTAGAATTACCGAATTAGAAGGTTAAGAGAAAATTAGAAAATTAGTTTAAATAATAAAAAAATACCATTTTATTAAAAAATATAAAATGGGTATTTATTGAGTTTTTTATGTTTGATAAAAAAAAATAATATTGTATTATAATTAAGTAGTAAAAATATGTCTAAAAAGGTAATTGATATAGCAAATTCCTTAGAATTTATTAGAGATTATAATTCTAATGGCATTACTGGTAATAATTCTAGACTTAGTACTAGTGAAAATGGTGAATTATTTCTTTATTACAATAATAGTTCTTCAAATTCTTCATCTGGTACAGTTGTATTGTACAATGGTGGTTTGAGTATTAATAATACATCAGAGGCAACAAGTGTAACTTCAGGTGGTTCTATGACAATTAGAGGTGGTACAGCTATAAGTGGTGATTTGTATATAGGATCTAATATATATGTTTCATCAAATATAAGTAGTAACAATGTGATAACTTCGGGTTTAACAGTTGGTAATATTAATTTTACAGGAAATTTATATCAAAATAGTAGTTTATATGTAAGTTCTCAATGGACATCTAATACAAATTCCAATAACGAAACGTTATTTTATACATCTGGAAATGTAGGAATAAATACAACTCAACCGCAATATAATCTTGATGTAAATGGAACAATGAGATCCAACGATATATTAAGTACTAATATAACTAGTGGTACTTTAACAGCAACAGGTTTAACAGTTGGTAATATTAATTTTACAGGAAATTTATATCAAAATGGTGTTTTATATTCTGAATCTAATTCTGGTAATTGGGGTACTGATTCTAATAATATATTTTATACACGAGGTAATGTTGGTATAATGAATGTTTCACCTAATAGTACATTAGATGTATTAGGTAATTTCAATGTTTCTGGAAGTACAAGTTTATCATCTATTTCTGCTATAAAAAGTGGAAATGTATTATCTATACAAAATTTTACCACTGGAAATTCATCGATTCAATTTATGGATAACAGTAGTAGTAATAGATTATATATTGGTTACGCGAATAATGGTAGTTCTTTAACAAATTTTGTAGGATCTGGATATATATTAAGTGAAAATGCTACATCTATTAAAATTGCAGCTGGAAATGAAACATCACGACCAATTATTATTAATGCAAATGACAATTCTATTTCAGTTACAACTATAACAGATTCAACTGATATATACTCTGGATCATTAAAGGTAGCTGGTGGTGCTAGTATTGAAAAAAATTTATATGTTGGTGGATTATCATATTTATCTAATTTAAATGTTACCAATGTGACATACGGAAGTTTATCTATATCAGATTTAAATTTGGGTATGTCAAATATCTTTTCTAATGTTTTTGTAGCTTCTAATAATATGGGGTCAGCTACGAATATTACTAATTTATTTTTTAGTAATTCTACTGTTAGATCATTTACTGTAACTTTGACTGTAAGTGTAACAGCTACAGCAAATCTTTACGAAACATTTATTCTTGAAGGAATTCAAACATCTTCACAATGGGATATATATGTAAGTAGTTATGGTGATATAACTGGTGTTTTATTTAGTATTACCTCTTCTGGACAAATACAATACACGTCACCCAACTTTTCAGGTTTCACAAATATGATATTTAGTTATCAAGTTGTGCAAATAAATAAAACGCTTTCTGTAAATTATTCAGGATTGTCTACAAGTGGTACATTAATAATCGATTCTATACAAATATTAAGTACACTTGATTCAAATTCTATTACTAAAGGATCTTTATATATTGCAGGTGGTTGTACTATTGACAAAACATTATATTCAACAAATATATCATCTGATTCTTTAAATGTAACAACAAGTACAATTGGTTCAGTATTAGCAACAAATCTGAGTTCAACTACACTAACAACTGCAACTGCGAGGATCACAACAAATTTATTAGCTATTGGAAATTCAAATACAGTTGGTAGTATTATTACAACTGGTGGAAATGTGGGTGTTGGTACATTATATCCAGCTGGACCATTGCACGTGTCTGGTACTACAGATAGAACATCATCAACTATTGGAGGAATTTATATGGGTACAATGAATGATGATTATGCTTTTATTGAACTCAATTCTACTACAGGTACACGGATTGATTTTTCAAGTATAGGAAGTGATTATCGAGGTAGAATTGTTTACGATAATAGTTTAGATTGTCTTGATATTTATACAAATGGAATAATAAGTTCCCGTTTAAATAATATTGGTAATTTAACTGTGGTAGGTGATTTAACTGTATTTGGAAATATATCTGATGCGAGATTAAAACACAATGTACACACATTAGATTTGGATGAATCAATCGATATTATTAATCGTTTAAGACCAGTTACTTTTACTTGGAATAATGATATTTCGAATATATCTAAAAAGAATACAGATGATGTTGGATTTATAGCACAAGAAGTAGAAGATGTTATTAAATATGCAGTAGATGAATTTCAAGATATACAGACAGAAAAAATGTATAAAAAACTTAAACACGAAAGAATCATTCCTTATTTAGTAGGTGCTATACAAAAATTAAATGATGAAAATTCTAAAAAATCTTGTGAAATAAATAGATTAAATGATATAGTTATTAATGTATTAAATAGATTAGAATGTTTGGAATCAAAGTAATAATATCCTTTAATAAAATTTATGAATTATAATAAATTTTATTTTCAAGTATAATTAAAATTTTATTTTCAAGTATAATTATAATGTCATTATCGAAAAGAATATCGTATAATTTAAGATTAACAGGTGGTAGTTTTTTATCAGATACTTTAAATGTAAGTATTGCTACTGTTAATAATATGTTATCAACAAATATAAGTTCTGGTGATATACGTGTAACTGGTAATTTATTTGTTGGAGGTACAGTTACAACAGTAAATATAACAAGTACTAATTTAGTTGATACAAATATTTCGTGTGGATCAATTATATCATCTGATTTAAGTACAACAACAGGTACAATTGGTAATGCAAGAGTCACAACAAGTTTAATGGCTTTAGGAAATTCAAACACTATTGGTAGTATAGTTACAACTGGTGGAAATGTTGGTTTTGGTACAAGTAGTCCAAATGATTTAATCCATTTATATAAAGCTACTGTTGGAGCTGATGTTGGACAGATTTTTCAAACTGATTCTCGTCAATATCGTATGGGTATACGTGGTGATATTTCAAATTCATTTGTTATTCAAGACGATACAGCAGGTCAGGCGTATTTTGCAATCGACACAACTGGTAACTTGACAGTAAAGGGTGATGTAATTGGTTTTGAAAGTATTTCAGATCGTCGTTTCAAGGAAAACATACAAAGTATCACGAGTGACTTTGCTTTAGATAAAATAAAGAATCTCCGACCAGTGACATTTACGTGGAAATCAAATATTTCAAACTTGTCAAAAATAGGAACTGCTGATGTTGGTTTTATAGCACAGGAAGTAGAAGAAGTTGTAGAATATGTAGTAGATGAATTTTCAGATCTTGAATCAGGTGAAGTATACAAGAAGATTAAACACGAAAGAATTATTCCTTATTTGGTAGGTGCTATACAAAAATTAGAAATTGAGAATAAAATAAATGCTGTACAATTAAAAGAAACAAGAGAACAATTAAAAGAAACGCAAGAACAATTACAACAATTACAAATAACAATTAAAAATAACAATTAAAAATAATTGATTTAAAATTAACCAATCATATATAGTAATATTATATATGAGTGATAAATTACGTGTATTATTTAAGGGATGGTTTAATATACCTCATAGTTATAGTATGGTGAATTGTTTTCAGATTGTTCATTTGTACAAGAAATATAAGGATGTAATGGATATTTATATTGAGGAGATGCCTTATTTTCGTGAGGAATGGAATTCTGTAAAGAAATTAGTGTATAGTGAAGAATACAATGATATAATTCGTAATTTAAAACAATGGAATGGAGAAGAAGTTGATTTGGTTTATAGTATTACATATCCGTATGATATAACTACTGTTACGATTAATGATAAGGTTATTCCTAAATGTGTATTTTATACTTCTGAATTTGCTACATTGGAACCTCATTATTTTAATCCAGTTTTAAATTTTAAGACAGATCAAGATATAAAAGATTATGTTGTGTCTAATGATAAATTATATATGACGTCACCAAGTATTTGGTCATCTTTAGGTATGGTAAAATATGGTTTGGAAGATAGTAAAAACAGAGTAATTACACACGGTGTAGATACAAAAGTGTTTCGATATGATATATCTCGGAGAAAACGAGTTAGGGAATTTTATAAAGTAAAAGAGTCTGATATATTAATGATAAATATTGGTTCGATGACAAAAAATAAGGGTATGTTATATATTTTACAGATTCTTAATGTTTTAGTAAATAGGATTGGTAGAAAAAATTATAAATTGCTTTTGAAGGGAACTGGTGATTTGTATCAATCAAAGGTATTTTTAGAATTGTATTTTGATGAATTAAGACAAGCAAATGCTATTTCTCTTGATGAGATGAATGTTTTGTTAAAGGATCATATTATTTTTACGGACAAAACTTTATCATGCGGGAAAATGAATGATTTGTATAATGCTGCAGATTTATATTTGTCTCCTTATTTGGCAGAAGGTTTTAATTTGGCACCATTAGAAGCTTTATCTTCTGGATTACCAGTTATGATTTCTAAAACGGGTAGTACTCACGAGTATACTAGGGATATTTATAAGAATGGTGGTAACGAACACGTTATTTATATTGAATCTGAGGTTTTGACTTTTGAAAATGGTTATAAACAGAATAATATTGATTTTAGTAAATTATTAAACTTGATATTGGAGAATGAAGAAAAGATTTGTGATTTGAAGAATAAGAGGGAGAATGGAGGTGTAAATTCGTATAATACAATGAAACAGTATATTGAAAAGGATTATAGTTGGGATCACGTATCAGAGTTATTATTTGATTATTTTAACTGGATTGTTAAAAATTAAGTAACGTGAAAAATTAAATTGTAATAATAATTTCTTGTATAATAAATAATTTCTTGTATAATAAATAATTTCTTGTATAATAAATAAGAATGGATATAGTTATCTTATTATTATTAATTACAGGTATTGTATCGATTATAGTGTCTTGGATAAAATCAGATTTGAAATGTCCACCTCCAAAAATTATATATAGATATATACCTAAACATACATTAGATGTACAATTTGGAGATGAAAATGTTCCTAGTGAAATATATAAAGATATGTTTACGAAAAGTAGTCCGTGGATTGGTGGATATGGTTTAGGTAATAGATCTTTTAGATCGGATTCGGATAAAAAGAAATAATAATTAAATAAATATGAAATAATAATTAAATAGATATGAAATATTAGAGTGTGTAAAAAAAATATTTATAAAATGTGTATATTTTATAAATGAGTGTGCTTATGTATAATAATGTGAATATTAAAAAGATAAAATTTAGTGATAGACCATATAAGAAAATAAAAAAAATAAAATTAGGAGACTCTACAATAGTTAAATCTATATACTATATTGATATTGATTATGACAATCGACCACTTTACGTTCAGATGCCGTCTTGTAAATTTAAATCTATTAACGAAGATGATAATATGATTACATTTATAATAGATAAGATTGTGTATAGGGATTTTATAAAGAGATTGGAAAATTATGTTGTAGAAAATGTATATGAGAATTCAGAAACGTGGTTTAGTGGTAAGGTTTTTACAATGAGTAAAATTATTAAATGTTTTGTGTCTTCGGTTGACCACGACCACGGTCAGGACCACGGTCATGTGATTGATGATGACAATTGTGAGTTTTCAATGTCTTTTAGTAAATATTTAAAAATATATGATCAGTTCAAGACTAATTTGTCACTGGAAGATATAAATATAAAGCAAAATGAGGAGCTTTTAGAAGTTGTTTCGATAATAAATATAAGGAATTTACAATTTATAGATAATATGTTTACTTGTAATATCTTATTGGAACAAATGAAGGTATATACAGATACAAGAATTGTTGGATATTCTATTATGGAAAGTGAACCTTCGTTTAGTATTAGTATTCAAAATGATGTATCAAGTGATAGTTTATTAATGGATGAATATTATTCTGGTAAAATATAATTTTATTTAATATAATATATAAGTAAAAATGAGGTTTAGTTTTAGTTATTTAATGAGCACTATATACAAGGTAAATTGTACTATAAAAATACAACGTTGGTGGAGGAGAACTATGAGAAATAAATTACAAAGGGAATTACAAAGGGAATTACGAAGGAATCAAATAATAGATATGGTTATTAGATAATTTTATTTTGATTAATATGGAATTTTTTTTTCGCTTTTAAATATATTAATGTTTGAAGAAGAATTAAAAATTTTATTAGAAAAAACTTGGTCAGATGAAGAACGTAGTTTAATTGTCCGTTTAACTGATAATGTAATATATTATAAAAAATTACTCCCAAAAAGTTTAAAACAAGATATCTTAGATGCCTTAAAGATGTGTAATTCTTTAAAAATAGAATTAGATGTACATAGAAATAAAATATTATGCGAATGTAAATGCGAAAATAAAAGTGAATGTAAATGTAAAAGCGAATGCAAATGTAAAAGCGAATGCAAATGTGAAAGCGAATGCAAATGTGAATGTGAAAATAAAAGTGAATGTGAAAATAAAAGTGAATGTGAAAATAAAAGTGAATGTAAGTAATTTTATTTTTAATTAATTATCAATGAAAAAAACGCAATATCGTGTTTATTTTCATCAATAAATATTTTTTAAAATATCAAACGCAATATTGCGTTTATTTTTTTCTTTATTAATTGTATAAATGACAAGTGTTTATACAAATTTATATTTTAATCAACCATTAGTGGTTTTAGACACGACTAGCTCTAGTCAAACAAGTGCTTCACTCTTCTTATACGGTGGATTTACATCATTAGGCGCTTCTACATTTGGAGGAATTTCAACATATACAAATACTACACAAAGTACATCAACAAGTGATGGTTCAATTATTATGTCTGGTGGTATTGGAATTCAGAAAAATGCAAATGTTGGTGGAAATGTGGTTATATCAGGAAGTCTTACAGCTGGATCATTTTTTACAGCAAATATTCAAACAACTAGTATTACAGCAACTAATATTTTATCTACAAATATAACTTCAGGGTATTTATCCGTTGGTACCAGTACTATAGCAAATTTATTAAATACTCACTTAACATCTGGACATATCAATGCAACTGATATGACAATTTCAAGTTTGTTAGCATCATCGCAAATATCAGCTGGTGCTTTATACGCTCCATTAGCAACAATTACTAACCTAGTTGCTACAAATATGACATCTGGATCTTTTGCTGTAGAACACTTTATTGCAACTAATATTACAGCTGGTGTTATTAATGCAAATACAAGAATTAGCTCTGCTAGTGTATATGCCCCATTAGCTACCATTAGCAACGTCGTCGCTACTGATATCAGTTCTGGTACTTTGAACGTCGCCAATGTCACTGCCGCTAATGTCGTCGCTACTGATATCAGTTCTGGAACTCTTAACGTCACTAACGTCACTGCTTCCAATGTCTTTGTTAACACAAAAGTCAGTTCTGCTAGTTTGTACGCTCCTTTAGCTACTATTAGCAATGTCGTCGCCACTTCTACAAGCACTGGATCTCTTAATGTAACCAACGTCACTGCTGCTAGTGTCTTTGCTACCACACAAATCAGTTCTGCCAGTTTGTACGCTCCTTTGGCTACCATCAGTAACGTCGTCGCTACTGACATCAGTTCTGGTACTTTGAACGTCACTAACGTCACTGCTTCCAATGTCTTTGTTAACACAAAAGTCAGTTCTGCCAGTTTGTACGCTCCTTTAGCTACCATCAGTAACATCGTCGCTACTGACATCAGCTCAGGAACTTTGAATGTAACCAACGTCACTGCCGCTAGTGTCTTTGCTACCACACAAATCAGTTCTGCTAGTGTATATGCTCCTTTGGCTACTATTAGCAACGTTGTTGCTACTGCTATGAGTTCTGGAAGTTTGAACGTCACCAACGTCACTGCTTCCAGTGTTTTTGCTACCACACAAATCAGTTCTGCTAGTGTATATGCTCCATTGGCCACTATTAGCAATGTTGTTGCTACTGCTATGAGTTCTGGATCGATTGATGCTACTGGTATGACTGTTGCTACTATTTTAGCAACCAGTTCTATCAGTGCTGGTAATTTGTATGCTCCAAGTGGTACTATAGAAAATATTAAAGCTACAGCTATTACAGTTGGAAGTGTTCACTCTACTTTAGGATCATTCTCCACTTTAGGAACGTCTTGGTTATCTGCTTCTACCATCAGTGGTGGTAATATGTATTTGTCTTCTGATTTATTTGTAGCTGGTACCATTACAACTGTAAACATTACTACAACAAATCTCCTCGATACTAACTTTTCTGGTGGTATTGCTAGCATCAGTGAAAACTTTATCGCATACGGAAACAGTAACACTGTTGGATCTATCTTCACAACTGGAGGAAACGTCGGTATAAATAACACTGCCCCATCTTACACAGTCGACGTCACTGGTGAAATGCGTGTCAGTAACAGTATCACCACTTCTACTTTACTCGCTTCCACAAGTGTCAGTTCTGGACAAATTAATGCTACAAATGCCACTATCTCCAATATTGTTACAACCAACTTGTCTTCTGGAAACTTTGCTGTAACAGATCTTTTGGCAACCAACATTACTGCTTCTAACATTCTTGTTAACACCAAGGTCAGCTCTGCTAGTGTATATGCTCCTTTGGCTACTATTAGCAACATCGTCGCTACCGATATCAGTTCAGGAACTTTGAACGTTACAAACGTCACTGCTGCCAGTGTTTTTGCCACCACACAAATCAGTTCTGCTAGTGTATACGCTCCTTTAGCTACTATTAGTAACGTCGTCTCTACTGATATCAGTTCAGGAACTTTGAACGTTACAAACGTCACTGCTGCCAGTGTATTTGCTAACACACAAGTAAGTTCTGCCAGTTTCTATGCTCCATTGGCTACCATCAGTAACATTGTTGGTACTGCTACAAGTACTGGAACTCTTAATGTTAACACTTCTTCAATGTTACACGGAGGTGTTACAGCTGGATCTCTTAATGTTACCGGAGAATCTACATTGTTGTCTAATGTTACAATGGGATCAAATGTAGTTATTAGTGGTCCATCATTGCAAATTCCAGTTGGAAACGTCTCTACTCGTCCAGCTACTCCACAAGATGGTTATATCCGTTATAATTCTGAAATTCAACAATTCGAAGGTTATGGACCTGGAAGTGCTTGGGGATCTTTGGGTGGTGTTGTTGATATTGCTCAAACAACTAAAATCTTGGCTTCTGAAACTCCAAGTGTAACTGACGGTAACCTTTACTTCTACACTGTAGGATCTGAACGTATGAGAGTCAATAGTTCTGGTAATATCGGTGTTGGTACAAGTGCCCCTGCATATAAACTTGATGTTCAAGGAACTCTTGGTGTATCAATCGGTTTAACAACTGGAAGTATCTTATCTACTAGTGTAAGTTCTGGTCAAATAAACTCAACTAATGCTACAATGACAAATATTGTTGCAACTAACTTGTCTTCTGGAAACTTTGCTGTAACAGATCTTTTGGCAACCAACATTACTGCTTCTAACATTATTGTTAACACTAAAGTCAGCTCTGCTAGTCTTTATGCTCCTTTGGCTACCATTAGTAACATTGTTGGTACTGCTACAAGTACTGGAACTCTTAACGTTAACACTTCTTCAATGTTACACGGAGGTGTTACAGCTGGATCTCTTAATGTTACTGGAGAATCTACATTGTTGTCTAACGTTACAATGGGATCAAATGTAGTTATTAGTGGTCCATCATTGCAAATTCCAGTTGGAAACGTCTCTACTCGTCCAGCTACTCCACAAGATGGTTATATCCGTTATAATTCTGAAATTCAACAATTCGAAGGTTATGGACCTGGAAGTGCTTGGGGATCTTTGGGTGGTGTTGTTGATATTGCTCAAACAACTAAAATCTTGGCTTCTGAAACTCCAAGTGTAACTGACGGTAACCTTTACTTCTACACTGTAGGATCTGAACGTATGAGAGTCAATAGTTCTGGTAATATCGGTGTTGGTACAAGTGCTCCTGCATATAAACTTGATGTTCAAGGAACTCTTGGTGTGTCAATCGGATTGACCACTGGAAGTATCTTATCTACTAGTGTAAGTTCTGGTCAAATCAACTCAACTAATGCTACAATGACTAACATCGTTGCTACCAACTTGTCTTCTGGAAACTTTGCTGTAACTGATCTTTTTGCAACAAACATTACTGCTTCTAACATTCTTGTTAACACCACAGTCAGCTCTGCCAGTCTTTATGCTCCATTGGCTACTATTAGTAACATTGTTGCAACTGCTACTAGCACTGGATCATTGAATGTTACAGGAATGACAGTTGGATCTATTCTTGCTAACACAGTAGATATTACACCAAGTTTAGGTGATATTTCTAAAGAAGTATCTTTCTCTGCTGCTAATAACCAATCATCTTTAGCTAATGTTACTGGCCTTGCATTCTCTAACGCAATTGTAAGATCATTTAATGCTGTTGTATCTGTATCTGTACTTTCTAGCAATGGTAACTTGTATGCTAATTATGATATTAGAGGTGTCCAAAAAGACAGTGGTGATTGGGCAATCAACGTAGCTTTTGTTGGTGATAATACCGGATATGTATTTACAATTGATAATGTCAATAGCAAAGGTCAAATTAAATATACATCTACAAATGTTAGTGGATGGTCTTCTACTACAATTAAATTTAGAGCACACACAACATCTTCTTAAATATTTACAAGATCAATTAAAATTGATCAATCAAAATTTAATTAAATTAATTAATAAATAATTAATTTAATATTTACATTTAACATCTAACACACATAATTTAAGCAGTTGCCTTCTTTGGGAAATGAGGAGACAAATATCTTTGCAACTTAAGATAAGTATATACCAAAGGTGACTTAGGATCATTTGGATCCTTTGGCTCAATTGCTGGTCCAAACAACTTTTTCAAAGCAGCATCTGGAATAATTTCACGTCTATGTTCAGGATTTTGAAGATCCTTTTCCTTGATATAAGTAGTAATATGTCTAGTAACATCAGTTCTAGCAATTGGATCAGTATTCTTTACACCATATTGAGAAAGGAAGTTATAAAGATCATCTGAAACAACAACTGGTGATGCAAAACCAGATGGCTTTCTATTTACATCCCTTGGAGTTTTTTTTTTCTTAGTTTTCTTAGATGCTTCCTTAATAGCATTTTCGTGATCACGTTGCATCTTTCTCAATTCCTGAATTTCACGTTTCAATTCATTTGTAAGATCTTGTTTGGATTTAATCAACTTTTCAAAACGTTGCTTCATAGTATCTGTTTCAACTAGAGTTTCAGTAACAGTTTCAACTGGAGTTTCAGTAACAGTTTCAGGTACAGTTTCAGTAACAGTTTCAGTAACAGTTTCTGTAACAGGCACAGTTTCAACTGGAGCCTCTTTAGCTTTTACAGTTTTCTTAGTTTTAGTAGTAGTGGTGGTAGTTTTAGCTGTAGTAGTTCTGTTCATTTTTAATCTTACTAAAGTATTTTTTTTATAATTTCTTACGCACTAAGGCTATAATTAAAAGGGAAAATAAGTATAAATCAATTTTTTATTATTCGTTTTTTTTATATATTTTTTTAATACTCAATTTTAATATAAGAGTTAATGTTAGAAAGTATAATTGATTCGACATTTACAGAAGGTATGAAAAACCCTATATTCTTCGATTTCACATTACAACAAAAACAAAATTATTTAGTTTTACTAGATAGTTTAGGTGTTGAATATATTGAATTAATATGTTTACAAGATATACACGATTTAATACAATTTAAAAACACAAGTGGTTTGAATATAAAATTCATAATATGTATAAATTCATTAGATGATGTTGGTGAATGGCTCCAACATATCGAAAAAACAATTCAGTTACAATATATTGATGTGATTTGCGTTAAATCACAGTGTTCAGAGAGCATATTTATTGATAATTTAATAGACAATTTGAAATTATTAAAAAGTAAACTACCAAAAGTAGAATTGCATTTTTGCATATCTGACTCGTTTAATATAGAAACAAACTTTTTATCCACATTATATCTTAACATTGATGATTATGTAGATTGTATATGTCTTGAAGATACTCGTGGTAATATTGTACATTCAGATATTGAAAAAATGATATCTTTGATTAAAAGTGTAACGTCTTCAGATATTGATATAAGATGTCAATTTTCTAATAATAATTCAAGTTCCGTATGTAATACATTTTTTGCATTGCAAGAAGGTTGTAAATATATAACTACATCAATTTTTGGTTTAGGTGATAAAAATGGTATTACTGATTTAACAGGTATAATTAACAGAATTTATACAACTACTACTCCAAATAGTAAATATAATTTACATTTTTTAAAACTATTAGAATTATATACAAGTAATATACTTGATATAGCCATCCCTATTTCAAATAGACATAATTTATTAATTCAACACGACAATATCAATATATCTAAACATTTAGATGATTTTGGATTGTTCATATTTAATAAAGATATCGATGTTGACGAATTGAAATATTTTTTATATAAATATTTACCTAAAGTTTTTAATTCCTTAGATGACAATTACATTCAAAAATTATGTATTTGTATAAAAAGTGATTTATTACAAAATGAAAACTTATATATACAACTTAATTATGATCAGAATATTGCCATAAAATATCTATTACAGTATATAAACTGATAAAACTGATAAAACTGATAAAACTGACAAAACTGACAAAGTGTGAACTGACAAAGTGTGAACTGATAACATATAATATTATTTAGTTATATGTTACATAAGTGTGTGTTAATATGTTACACTTGTTATACAAGTGTAAATTTATTTACATAACAAGTGTATAAGCGTGATAAATACCAGCAACAGCGATAATGTATTTAATGTATTTTTCAATATCACCACCACCAGTAACCATTGTTACGATATCGGTATTATTGTAAGCGACGAGACCCCAGTTGATTGCTCCGGCAATCAACAAAACTTGAACAAGAAGAGTTAATATATTTTGATAATCCATTTTTTTTTATATTATATAATAATAAAAAAAATTACAACAAAATATTTATTATTTCATTATTAAATGTTTTTAAAAATATTTTAGATTGCCATAAATATTGTTTATTTATCATATCTAAACAAATTTCATTCGGATAATATATATTTATATCTTTTGTATTAAAAATCCTTTTCATTTTCTTATATAATTCATCGTCTATTGAATTGATAATTTCTAACAATGAATCTTTGGGTAAAACCATAAACAATTGTTCTAATGTTGTTACTGGTTTTGTTTTTTTAAATTTTATATTTCGTAAAACATTTAGATTATCTTTTGACAAGTATGAAAATAAATCACTAACAAATGGTGTAGCATAATGATCATAATACCAATCCCAATTTTCATGACAATGACCATTATAATAACCTAGAATCCAATATAGACCATTTATATAATTTTTACAAATTAGATTAATATCCTGTATATCATAAAATTTATAATATCTATCTTTGTAACCTGGTGTATTGTATTTTATAAAATCATCTTTGTAAATATGTATATCGTTTACATTTACGTTAATACTTTCTAAATCAAAAGTATCCTTGTAAACTGATCGATTATTTTTATATGCACTATAAACATTTGTAAAAAAATAATCTTCAGTTTTTGATAAATGATAAAATAAATCCTTTAAAAAAAACAAGTTTATAGATTTATTGATATTTTTCGAATCTAATTCATTCAGATTAATAATACCACAGTAATCTTTTGTGTTTAATAATTGACAATAATATTTTAGTAATACATCTATACCACCTTCCTTTATCATTAAAGAAGGTATGTGTTCAACAAAATCATTACCCAACAAAAAACATAAGAATATATAATCATATATAAGATTTCTATCATTAATTTGTTTCTTAATATTTTTTTTTACATCTTTGCATATGTATTGTCTTAATTTCTTAATATCTAAATATGTATACACCTTATCTTTTTCTAATAATTTGTTATTAAATGTATTGTCTCTAATCAACACAATTTTGTCATAATTTACATTAATTAAACTTAACATAATTAAATCTGCATCTAAACCGTATATACATATCTTATTATCACAACCAAGATTACTTATATCCTTCATCATCTTATGTTCTCCCTCACCTGGTTCATTTGAATCCGAAATAAAAACTACATAATTATTACTAATTTGACTTTTAAAATCATGTAATCTTTTAATCAATTTGTTCATAAAGTCAGTACCTGGTGTAATTTTATTTGAGTTCCACACTGGTACATTTTCATTTTCATTATGTGAAATCTGTTTAAAGAAATGTGATTTATATCTTCTTTCTCTTTGCTGATTCATTTTTGCTCTTGGTGCTACTCCATCTATCATAATATGTATTCGTTTTGGTTTTACTACATTTATTATATATCTTGTATAATCTAAACAATTTTGTATAATATTTTCTTCAATAATATTAGTATCTACTATTGAAGTATCAATTGAATTTAATGTTTGTTGTGCACAAGGATGAATCATACTGTTATAATCCAAATATAAATAATCTATATTTGATGTAGATATACTCTTTTCATCAATTACAAGATCATTTTCTATATTGTATTTTTTATATATCGTATAAAAGTACCACGGTATACCCATTTATTATTTTACAAAAAATATATTATTATTCAAGTTTTTATAAAATGATTTTATAAAATGATTTTATAAAAACAATAAAGCAATAAAAAACAATAAAGCAATAAGGTGATCTAAATTAATAAATGTAATCTAAATTAATAAATGTAATCTTGATAAATTAAAAAACAATCTTTGTTATCGTTAAATTTAAATCCTTGATCTCTTAACAATTTTTTGTAGTATAAGAAATTCATTTGTTTAATATCTTCTTCATCTTCTTGTTCTTCTTCTTGGTCTTCTACGATTTCTTCTTTAATATCTTCACCTTCTAATATATCATCATCTAATACGTAATCGTCATTGTCATCCTTGTTTGAATTATTATCTTCATTTTCTAAATATAATTCATCTGTTGTATTATCAATTACACTTTCATCATCTTTTATATCTTCATAACCAGTTTCGTCATTTATATCATCTTTGGTTACATCATCTGCTGCTTTAAGATCTTTTCTGCTTTTATTTTTTATAAATTTAATGCTTGTAACAATTCTATTATAAACACCATTCTTATTAAATGTATTCTTTGATTTAATGTAATCTTTGATTAATACATCTGGATCAACATTTACATCATATTTATATCTACGTTTTATTTTTGATTTAGGTTTAATAGTAATTTGAAGATTACTATCGTTTTTAATGTGTAGTTTTTTAATATATTCATTTCTTCGTTGTTTAATGTTATTATTTAAACGTTCTTCTATTAAATTTTTATAGTAATTTAACAATTCACCTCTCCTTCTTTCTAATTCCTTTAAAATATCTGAATTCTTTTCTATTAATTCAAGACAATTACAAATTTCATTTACAATATTCTTATCGATATTTAAAAAGTTGAAAAAATAACCATTCGAATTTTTCGTAAATTCAACTTTTGACATTCTTAAAATATTCAATATATGTATTTTTTCTTTGTTTTGTAATTTACTTATACGTTGTATAACATCTTTTATACGAAATGAATCTTCTTCAATGTCAAAATTCGTATTTAAATTACTTTTATCATCGTATATTTGAATTTCCATTTGGTCTTCCGTTTGATCTTCAGTTTGATCTTCAGTTTGGTCTTCCATTTGGTCTTCTGATGTTTGGTCTTCTATTGTTTGGTCTTCTTTTAATAATTTATCAATAGTCATGTATAATCTGTAATTATACTAAAAATCGTTAATAATACAATTTTTTTTTAGTTATAAATATAAATGTCTGGAAACATACATGATACAAATGTGATGAAAATTAGAATTTTAATAAGTGACTTTATAAATGAATTAGAAGAAACTATTGAAAAAGGTGATGATATAGTAGATTATGAAGATATGTATAAAGAGAAATATAAGTATATTATAGAAACTTCTGAAAATTTATATAAGATGATTTATGATCAATACAAAATATCTGTTTTTGATAAAAAATTTTTCTTAAAAAACATAGAAACTATGTTACAAGCAATTGAGAGAATTCAACAGGCAAAAGTAACACAATATGATGCATCTAAACAAATAGGTGAAATGTTAGCAGGTCATTACATACCACAATTAAAGAAATAATTGTTTATTATTTTTATTTATTTTATATACTTAAATATAAAATGAATGATAAAAACATTAGTGTAAACGAGACAGAATCCATAGGATTTTTTTCAAAGCTTCAATCTAAACCAATAACTTCCAACGAACCACCAAAACCAACACCAATAACTTCTAATCACCCACCAAAACCAACACCAATAACTTCTAATCACCCACCAACACCTCAAGTTGAACAACCGCAAGTACAAGTTGAAGAAATTAAAGTTGAACAACTGCAAGTACAAGTTGAAAAAATACAGCCTCAAGTTGAAGAAATTAAAGTTGAACAACTGCAAGTACAAGTTGAACAACCGCAAGTACAAGTTGAAGAAATTAAAGTTGAACAACTGCAAGTACAAGTTGAAAAAATACAGCCTCAAGTTGAAGAAATTAAAGTTGAACAACGGCAAGTTGAACAACGGCAAGTTGAAGAAATTAAAGTTGAAGAAATTAAAGTTGAAGAAATTAAAGTTGAAGAAATTAAAGTTGAAGAAATTAAAGTTGAAGAAATTAAAGTTGAAGAAATTAAAGTTGAAGAAATTAAAGTTGAAGAAATACATAATCATGAAGATATAGCATTAGATTTTATAAATAAGGTGAATGGTGTAACTAAAAATTTGGGTCATAATAAATTACAATTACATGTTGATGAATTAGAAAAACAAATAGATAAATTAAAATCTAATGAAAGGGAGTATGAAATGAAGATGAATTTGTTTAAAAAAACTATATCAACATTACAGGGGCAATTACAAGAAAGATCAGCTTATATAACAATGATGGATAAACAACATATAGATCCACAATATGAAAAACAAATTGAGGATTTAAAGCAGATAATAAATGAAAAGGATATGTTATTATCTAATAAAAACGATGATATTACAGATATAATTAGACAAGTTGATATATTAAATGTTAATTTGCGTAATTTGTCTATAGAAAGAGAGGTATTAATTCAGCAAACAAGTGATGCAAAAAAACATTATGGGTCTTTAGAAACACATCATCAAAGACAATCTATTCAATTACAAGTTAACGAAGAAACTATAAATAATTTACAAAGTAAAATTATATTAGAAGAAAATTTGAAAACAAATTTACAAAAAGAATTGTCTGATATGAAAGATGAATTAGTAAAGTATAGAACGGATATAAAAAATACGACTATACAAAAGGACTATGAAATAGATAGTTTAAAGAAACAAATTGAAACTTTTATAAAATCTAGTGACACAAATGACCAGAGTAAAACATTAGATAAAAATATTACACTAGATAAGATAGATGGTAGACCACTTCAACGAAGAAATAATATTAGTAGAAGTAGATTACCAACAAATGGTGTATCAAGAAGAAATATGCCTGTTTAAAAACTTGTTATTACATTTACAGTAAAATCTATACGATTCGTATTTTTATTATTATATAAATATAATTTTGTTCGAATTTGTAATAAAGGGTATTCGTACGGATTCCAAGTTAACTTTAGTTCATCGTCATTTATACCATCTGATTTTACCAATTCTGTTATTGTACCAGATTTTGAAACATCTGACCTAGAAATACAATAAATTGCATTAGGGCCACCTTTTTCCTTTGAGTTTATTATGATTATAAAAGAACCTGTATTTTTTTTAATATAACCTATATTTAAAGTAGTATAACCCTTATAATTTTTATTTTCATTTGATACATCAAGAGATAATATAATATTATTATTATTAGTAGTAGTATTAATTTCGTCTAATGAATTTATGTTAAATAAATCTTCAAACCACGATATAGGATTAATATTTAACATTATCTTTATTATAAATTAATAACTAAATTTTTAAATCATGTCAATTAGTATTTTATCTGTGAATAAATTGTAAAGTAACTATTCGTTAAAAAAATATTCTTCTAGTTCGTCAATTTTAGGTTTATTATAATAATATTGTGATTTTTTCATTTTGGGAATTTTTATATGTCTTACACTATCATCGTCGTGATTACCTGTGATTTTTAAATTTTTTGATATACTTTTTGATAAATTATCTTCAGATTTTTCATAATTTTTATGCAAGTTATCTGATGAGACATAATGTAAAGAACGTTCACTTTGTTCCTTATCAACAATTAATAATTGATCTGAATTTGGTCTTATACTGATACTGTCTGATTTAGATGATTTAGAATCAAAGTCGTATTCTATTTGAATATTAGTTTCATCTATATCTTCATTAATGAATTCTAAAACTGTTTTAATTTTATCACTTGGTAAAAATAAGTTTAAGACATTTTCCAATTCTTGTGTTAAGAAATTTGTTTTTAATTGGTATAATGATTTAGGATTTTCATATACTATTCTTGAAATATGTCTTAAGCATTTTAAATAATATTTTTCAATGGTAGGAAAGGTATGATTTTGTAAAAGTGAATCGACATAAATATCGGGTTTATTTATTAAGATTTCAGTTGATAGTTTAATAATATTAATTAATATAACTTGTAAATCTTCTTCTGTAACATCTTCCTTTTTAGATAACCATTTTAAAAATTTAGAGTATTCTTTATTCATCTTTTTCTCTGACCATTTTGGGATTTTTAATAATATTCTTTGAAAATCTGGATACAAACTTGCTCGTGTACGTTTTGTAATATGTAACTCTTTTTCTTTTTCAAAAACCCTGGTAAGATATTTGTATATATATTTTATGAGAATATTATGTAATTTTGATTTTAGACGATAAATTTTATCAATATTACTTTTAACTAACATATTATATTAATATATGTATTATTTTTTTATTTTAATTTCTGCGAATGGAAATTATAAATTTTAATATATAATATAAATAAAGATGGATTATCATTTATTTGTATTAACAATCACGCTTGTAGTATATTTTATAATGAAGAGATATTATAGTAAACAGGAACTCAGCTCTGGTAATAAAAGTAGTAGATTAATCTATCTATTATCAGTTCCATTTGTAATGTATGTATATAAATATTTTTATTTAAAACCTAACGATGACGTTGATCTTACGTTAATGACAAACGTTGCAAGTAAAAATAAATTTAGTTTAAATCCAAGTACAGATATCATATCTGAACCATTATTAACTGAATTGTATCCAGAAACATCAGTTAATATTTCATCATCGTCAAGTAAATCATCTTAAATCAAGAAAAGGTCATCGTGAATGTAATGTATTTTTGTATAGTATTTTTGTATATCATTTGTGTATTACTTTTTAAAATTTAATTTCTATGATTTATGTAAGTAATGAGTTTATATTACACTGATGATAATTTTTTAAATAAAATGGAGTTTTTAGAAAACAAGTCTGAAAATAAAAAATCACATATTCATCAGGAACCTACACAAATGTTATTAAGAAATTATATATCAAAAGTTACTCCTTTTGAAAGTGTATTATTATATCACGAAGTGGGTGTTGGTAAAACTTGTACCTCTATAACTATTGCTGAAGGTTTTAAAGAATATATATATAATATGGGTAAAAGGATTCTTGTTCTTGTAAAAAACAAGAATATAGAAAAAAATTTTATGGGTGAATTACTTAGTAAATGTACAAGGGAAGAATATTTAGACAATGAAGAGTATGATATATATTCTAGTAAAGTAGGTTCAAAGGAATCAGAGAGAAATGAAATTATTCATAAGGCTACAAAAGTTATTGGGAAATCCTATCAATTTGTTACATATGGTACTTTTATTAATAGAGTGTTAGGTGCTAAAGAATTTGAAAAGGATGAATATGGTAATACTACAAAAAAAGTTAAACGAACGAAAACAGGTGAAATTAAGCGTAAACATATAAAGGATGAAATAAAGAATCTTAATAATACAGTGATTATAGTAGATGAAGCTCATAATGTTACAGGAAATGAAATATATACTTCTTTAATGAAGGTATTATCAAAATCTTACAATTATAGACTAGTTTTATTAACAGCAACACCTATTTATGATAATTCAACTGAGATTTTTGAACTAGCAAATATATTAAATGTGAATAATGAATCTTTACAATTTCCAATTGGGAATACCTTATTAAAACAAGACATTAATGGTGATAGTTATCTAATAAAGAAACGGTCAGAATACATTAATAGATCTGTATTAAAGGGTGATATTTATGAAATCACAGAATTAGGTAAAAAGAGATTAAAAAAAGCATTGGAAGGAAAGGTATCATATTTACGTGCTAATACAGAAACGAATCCTAAAAAATTTGATATAGGAACTCCTTTAATTAATATAACTGGTACGACTAATATAGTTTTATGCGAGATGTCACCATACCAATATAAAACATATATAAATGCTTTAAAAACTGATCTTGGCGAATTTAGTAAATATGACATGTCAACAGCTATAAAATTATTAGAATCAGAAGAAAATATTTCGGAAAAAGAAGTTGGTGTTTCAAAGGCAAGTTCTTTATATAAAAATAGTAGTGACGCATCCACAATGACATATCCTGACCAAGGATATGGTAAGGAAGGGTTTTTAAATACTTTTAGTTTTAATAAAACTAGATCAAAATATACTTTGAATGACAAGAAAATTTTAACAACAGATTTGATAAATTATTCTTCAAAATTGTATAATTTGTTAGAGAATATAAATAAGAATGAACGAGGTAATGTATTTATTTATTCAAATTATGTAAATTATGGTGGAACGTCTTTATTACGTCAATTATTTTTAAACAATGGGTTTTTTGAATTTTCTAATAAAAATATGCCAGAAAATAGACATTACAAAAGTTTTACAGTGTTTGATGAAAGTACAAGTTTACGAGACAGAGAAAATTTCAAAAGAACATTTAACAATGATGATAATAAAGATGGTAAGTATATAAGAATTATAATAGGTTCACCTATTCTTTCAGAAGGTATTACTTTGAAAGCTGTTAGACAGGTACATATATTGGAACCTTATTGGAATATGAGTAAGATAAATCAAATTATAGGTAGAGCAGTGAGAAATTATTCTCATCATTCTTTAGAACCACAAGAAAGAACAGTTGAAATCTATAAATATGTATCTGTATTTTATAAAAATGGTGATCGTAATTTAAATAGTGCAGATGATTTAAGTAAATTCTTTATAGATAGAGAAAAGTATATATTGTCAGAAGAAAAAGACAGAAGTAATAAAATTATCGAAAGACAATTAAAAATAACAAGTTTTGATTGTTCATTGAATTTATTTAGAAATAAAATAGTTGATGGTGTAGATGGATCAGCAGAATGTGATTATACCAAATGTAATTACGAATGTGAACATAAACCTAAAAGTGACAGAGTTGATAAATCTACTTATAAAATGTACTTGACATTTTTTAATCAATTTGATATATATTATATATTAGAAACTTTGAAAATGATGTATCAACAATCTTTTATATGGCATTTAGATGATATTAAAGAATCAATTAGGAAATTAGAACCATTGATTTCAGAAGAAACAATTTATACAACACTCAACTATATAGTTGAAAACAAAGTATTTATGTTTGATACGTATGGAAGAGAAGGGTTTGTTATAAGAACTGGCGAGTATTATATATTTAATGACGCTGATATAGACATAAACACATCTATCTATTCAAAGATATTGGATTTTTCTACAGATGTTAATAAATATACATTAGATGAATACGCAAACAATTTCTTAAACATAAATTTATTCCAATCTGATAAAATAAAGGGCGTCAAAGATAAAACAAAGATAGAACCAGAAAAACCAAGTACATTAGATTTGTTATCCGAAGAACAATTAGAATACAATCGTCAAATCGAAGAAAATTATACAATATATGGTACCTACAGAATGAAGAAAACAAAGGAAGATTCTTGGGATCATAAATATGGAAAACGTGACGAAAAGTTTAGAATATCAGATATACGAAATGCCGTTTCTAAACAGAAAGATCAAAGAAAGGACATTACCGGAAAAGCAGCAACTAGTTACGAAATACCTGATTTACGTTCTATTGCTAAAGCATTAGATATTGAAATAAATGATACACACAATAAACCAGATCTTGTAAGAATGATTAAACGAGTATTAGAAAGTCAATCACGAATACTCAAGTAATAATACCATTTACAAATTTATTTACAAAAATATTCATAAATTTTTTTAGATAATGCTTTCCCGATTTTTCTATTTTTACCTTGTATTTTCATTTCTGAAAAAAGATTTTCCTTTTGTGTGTCTGTTTCTAACGAACTGTATTTATCAACTAACTCTTTTATAGTTAGTATTGGATATGAAATAATTGTATCAGCTATATTAATAGATACACCTGGAATAAGACAAAGTTGATAACTTAATTTATTATCTTTAATTTTATCAGAACGTTTTACTAATTTTATTGGTGAAGGAGGTGTGGTTTGATTCTCTTTAAAATCACCGTTTTTAAATTTTTTGTATAATAATAACATCATATTAAAAGTATCCTGTTTATTTTCAGTTTGGATGATTTTATATTTGTGTTTAAATAATAAGTTTAAAAGTGATCCATTAATAATAGTATTGGATAAGCTATTTTTCATATCTGAAGCATTTTTACCGACTGTACCTTCTATTAGATAACATATTTTATTGTAATCATTTATGGAATCTAATAAACGTTGTTTTTGTTCTCGAAACCTTCCATCTGTGATACTAGAACATAAATCTTTTATACTTTTTCTTTCAATAGCAAGTTGAATTGTATCATTATCATTAATGTCTTCTAATATTATATAGTCAGCTACTGGTAATGAACAAATTTTAAAAGTAATATCAACATTCAGAATATTTGTTTGTATTATATGGTCATTCACAATTTCACAATATTCACTTAAACGTTTTATATAATCGTTTTCCCTATAGTCAACTAATAAGAACATTTGTTTATTATAAAAAGTAATAAACAAAATGAAATACAACGAGATCTACTTTATAAATGTATTATTTTTACAAATGTGTTGTAACATTAATTAAATATTTAGTAGAATAAAAATATATGGACATATATAAAGAAATGGAATCATTAAATAGTGATGTTAATATAATTTTAGCTAATATGATAAATTTATTTCATATAATCGTTATATTATTTGTTTTGTTTATTCCATTTTCAAATGTACCAATGTTACTATTATTACATGTAGTTTTTAGTCTGAGTTTATTAGTTCATTGGTATAATAATAACAATCAATGTTCATTAACATTAATCGAATCGAAATTAAGAGGATTAGATGTAACAGAAAGTTTTACATATAAATTCATAGCTCCTTTATATGATGTATCTAAAACAGAATGGTCTAAAATCTGTTATTCTTTTACAATAGTATTAATGATCTTTTCAATATATAGATTGTATAATTCAAAACGATTACAAGATGCACTTCAATGTTTTTCTGAGATACGTAAACAACAAGAATGGGTATCAGGAACATTTTATGATAAATTAAGAATTTCAAATAAATGTTTTGGACAATTGTTTATTATCGTATAACTTGCGTAAATAAAACCCACTTTTTTTATTGTAAACAGTTAATATGGATATAGATTTCTATTCACAATACATAAATATAAATTTTGATGAGATTCTTATTGAATCTAATAATCATCTAATAAATTCTCAAAATGTTTATTTAACATATAAACAACAGTATTTTAACGAATCTCTTAAAAATTATGATCTTTTTAAAAAATATAAAACAGAACTAGAAAGATTACAAAAATCTGAAACTGTAACGTTGCCAAATAAGTATCTATTCATTTATAAGGATACACAAGTTATAGAACAAACTAAACAAAATTTAAAAAACGTGGTAATATCTCAAGAAAAATTATTAAATAATTTTCATCATTACATTACTTTATTGAATACAAATCCAAATATGTTTGAAGTTAAGAAACAAACAAATGAGAAAAAAAGCTTTTTATCCAAGTTATTTGTCAAGAATTAGTACAATTTCAAGAATTAGTACACAATATTTTACATTATTGTCGATAATACAGAGATGATTTGTTTTGATTTTTCTCTTTGTTGTTCAAGTTTGTGTTTATAATCATAACAAGATCGAATTTCAATTTTGATTTGGCGTAATTGATTTTCTAAATTTTGTAAAGAATTTTCGTGGTTTGAAAGTAATTTCTTAGTAGACGATAAAAATTTACTATGAAGATACATCATATCTTCTGTTTGAATCGTCTCATCGCATATTGGGCATTTTCTACTTTGCAAGAATTCCGAATCAATTATTGGATAAGTGTAAATATCTTGCAAACTAGTTTCTGTCAAGCATTTAATATGAAAAATATGATTACAAGTTAGTATAATAAAAGTACCAGATGTGTCATTACAAATATTACAACTATGACATTCTTTTGAAATTGATGAACGAGTTGAAGTAATATCACTTTGAACGTCGTTGTCATTTTTTGATTTGTTATACATATCTCTTAATTCTGATACTTTACTTTTAGATCTATTATCATCATAATCATTATCTATTTTTTCGTAAAATGATTGTTGCATTTCAAGTAATTTACTCACCTTTCATAATAAAATCAATTTTTTATGAGAGTTTACAAGAATTAATTCAGACCATTAATTTATTCATTTATTTGAAATTCATATTCGTAATTTGGTAAGATTGTAGATGATATTATAATACCACAATATTCTTCTGGTTGTGATGTATAATCTACATATGTATATATGTTTAATAAAATAGATTCTACAACTAATAATTTAAATATGTTTTTAAATTCATCCCCGTGACCTTGTATAGGGTGTCCAGTTTCATTATAGTTACATAAATGAGCTAGTTCGTGTAATATTACATACATTAACAAATTAATATCATATATTTTTTCTTTATCGTCTCTTGTTCTTAAGCAAATATGCATATCTTGTTTATCAACTGTATATGTTGTATAACGATTATCTATTGCCGCTTCTGATAAAACATTCGGATTGTAATTCTCTTTGAATTTTTTAATAAAATAATTCTTATTTTCATCATTAGAGTATTTTGTATCTAAATGATCGATTAATTTTATTATACGGTTGTTAATTTCAGCTAATGTATTTGCAGAAGTTTTCAAATAATCATTACCCTTTGTGTCTGATTGTCTTATTAAATAATTATTGTTATCAATGTCTGATTTTACATAAGTATTTTCATTATATAGTTTTAAAGTTACAAAGAAATATACTAATAGTATTACTGTAATAAATATTAATATGGTATTCATTATTAATATCATTGAAAAAAGTTTTGTATAAATCATCTTAAAATTGATGATAACTCGAATGTTCAATTACATTTTTATCTCTAATTTACACACTGGACAAACTTTGGAATCTTCTTCATTAACGCATTTGGATAACTCTGTTATTAAATTTTCTCCATGGTTTTGTAGAAATTTTTTATATTCGTGCGAATTTTGAATATTGTATTTTTGTTGAAGATTTTTATTCAATTCACAACTAGGAGTATAATCTGTAAACATACGCCCATCACTCATTACAAACTTTGGCATTTTTTATTTTATATATTATAAAGATAAAAAAAATCACAATAAAGATAAAAAAATAACCGTATATATTAATTATTATTTATTAAAAATTGATCATATTCATTACAAGACATATCATACATAATTTGTTGAACAGTATTATTATTAGCCTCAAAGTACGTATCGTGTGAACTCTGGGCACATAGGTCATTTACCCGTTGATTTGGTACTTGTTGATCGTGTGTTTGTTGATAGTATACCTGTTCGTCGTGTACTTGTTGATCGTATGTTTGTTGATCTGGTACCTGTTGTTGGTTTGGTACCTGTTGATCGTGTATTTGGTGATTTGGTACCTGTTGTTGGTTTGGTACCTGTTGATCGTGTACTTGGTGATTTGGTATTTGGTGATTTGGTACTTGGTGATTTGGTATTTGGTTGTTAAAATCTTCTGTATTCATATTAAATAGAGATGTTAACAATTCAGGTGTTAATAATGAAATATTATTATTTTGTGGCAATGCAGTAAATGAAGCAACACGTGCTAATGGAATTCTACCAATTGGTATAGAAGAAGTTATAGGAAAATTTGTTCGAGCTTCTTGTATATTTTGATCTGAATTTCTTTTTAAATGATCATTTATAAGAAGTAATTCATTATCTAATATTTTAAATGTTTTTGAAACATCATTTTTATATGATTGTAAATCTTTAACCCTAGATTTCATTTTTTTGTTTTCTATATGTAATTCATCGTAACTTTTATGTAATCTTGAATATTCTCTTTCTGATTCCATGAACTTGTTAAAATAATACCAAGATACAACACCAAAAATAACACATATTATGGTGGATAATTGACTTGTCATAAGGTTTATTTTACTATGTAATAATATATAATAAAATAACGATTACTTAACGTAAAAGTTCATTTTATTATTTGTATTTTATATGATATATGAATAAAGAAAGTGTTGTGTCTAATTACGTTATAAATATTATAGATTTAAAAAAATGTTTTAAAAATAATTTAGGTATTACGTGTGAATTATATAGATTATTTAATGAATTTTCTATAGAATGTTTTAATGGCAATCTAGATAAACGAGAATTATGTTATGATCAGTTATGTATTTGTTTAGATAGTATAAATGATAATATGTGTAATGTTATGTTAATGAAAAAATTAACTTGTATAATATACAAGTCTGGTCTATGCAATATAGAGTATGATTAATTGATTTAGCGCTATTTGATTCATTTTAATATTTGTATTGTATACCAATACAAATATTTTTTAAGATGTTTGAACTATATTTTTTAAGATGTTTGAACTATATTTTTTAAGATGTATAATTTACAGAGATTTAGATCCAGAAAAATTTTGATATGTATTATTATTATTTTTATAATGTATTTTTCTAGGTGAAGATCTAAAATATTTTTTACCAGTATAATAAAAATTACAACAAACATAATTATTTTTCATTTCTAATAAATTGTTGTATACATTTTTAATAACTTGTTTTTTAGCTATATCATAAGGTCTAATTAAAGACATACATTCATCATATGAAAACCAGCCTATATTTTGAACTTCGCCAGTTTGAATTTTGTTTTTATAATCTATTTTAGGTGGTGGTACATCTTTTTTAATTTTTACTAGATAATAAATGTGTCTATATCTAATACCATTTGTACCAACAAATTCTTCGTGAATAGTTGGATAATTTTTTATAAAATCATAACAATTCTTATTATAACCAGTTTCTTCATAAAATTCTCTTTCTGCACAAGCAATATTCGTCTCCTTCATATTTCTTCTACCTTTTGGAAACCCGAATTCGGTGTATTTAAAACACGTTTTAGATTGATTTATCAAATTAGGAACATCTAGTTTAGAAAATTTCTTATATGCAAAATCATATTCGTTTCTAAAACATTTACTATCGTGATTTACCCATAATTCTTTCCATATATCATCAAATGACTTTGTTAATAAAGATTGTTTTTCTTTTTCCGTCATTTCATTTAAAAAAATAGGTAAAACCTTATTATATTCATTTATATCTTCAGGATATTTACCTCTAACAAAATCTGTGAAACCCATAGTATCTTTTCTTTGTATCATTAAAAATTTAATTTTAGGATAAGATTGATTCTCACTATTTGATTTTGAATATGACAAAATATCTCTCAACTCTAGATTTTTATCAAGTAATTCATCATTTTCATCTTCAACAATCTTAAAAGCTATAATCCCAAAACTCGTAATAGGACCGTGACAATCTTTAACAACGTGACCTTTTTCACCACAATTCACACAATAAATATTCTTGTATTTTGATTTATTTGGTGATTTCTTCTTGATATTATTATCATTATAATAATTAATATTAAAAGTATTAGTGTTATTATTATTGTTATTGTTATCAGTGTCAGTGTCAATTTCATTTAACGAATTGTTTATTGTATCAATTTCACTTAATGAATTGTTTATTGTCTCGACGTTTATTGTGTCAATTTCATTTAATGAATTGTTTATTGTGTCGTCGTCTTCGTTAAATATTAAATTATATAAGTTTGATATATCTTGATTTGACATAACATGAAATATCGTTATTATTGTTAAATAAATTAATTTTCATTTTTAAATTCGCTTTTTTATTAATCGTTTTTATTATTAAAATTTAAATGTATTGATACTATATATAAAAATGATCGATTTGTATCTTTTTAATACTATTATAAATACAATATGGTATTTGTTTACTCTATTATTTGTGTTATATAAGTTTACATCACTATTTAGTTATGGTTATAATTTCTTACGTTTTTGTGGTAAATTATTTAATAGTTTATACTATGTATATGATAGAATAACAATTTATATAAAAAGAAGAAATGGATATGAATATGTAGAGACCCAAGGTGATGTAGAGTCACAGAACAATTCAAATCCTCAACCCAAAACATTACTACAATCTTGTAAAACATATTTATCAAAACAATATGATCATATTTATTATAAAGTTTTTGGTAAGAGAAACAATTATGACCATCCGAGAGATGATAGAATTAATTTGGCAGAGATTACAATTATGAATAATACCGAATCTTTTACACTGAATAAAAATAAAAAAGATTATGAAAATGAGTTATTTGATCAACAAATGAATGAATTGTGTTTAAACAGTAGTTCAATAGAACTTAATTATATTCAAAACCAAGCTTACGAAGACCTTAATTCACACTATAAATCAAATGTGTACAATCATTCAAATGAATATGAATCAATTGTATATAATCATTCAAATGAATACGAATCAGATGTATACAATCATTCAAATGAATACGATCCACTTATTGAACCTACCATAGGTAATTCAGAACTAGATGCACATTTATTTTATAAATCAAGTAAATCTTCTTCTTCTTCTAATGATAAATCTTCTTCTTCTAATGATAAATCTTCTTCTTCTAATGATAAATCTTCTTCTTCTTCTAATGACTTGGTAAAAAATAAAAATATAACACGTGATGTTTTTCATAATGTAAACTTGAATAATGATAGTTTTCTAAACAATAATTATTTCAATGACAATGACAATGACAATGACAATGACACGTATTCAAATAAACTCCAAAATGGCGTTTCAATACATTTAGAACCAGTACAATTAATAATAAAGGATAAATTAGATACAATACCAGAAAATTCTGTAAATTTTAAAGTTTACGAATATGAAAAAGAACACGAAAATGAACATGAAAAAGAAGATGAAAAAGAAGATGAGCATGATATAGTTGAATGTACAAGTGTCAGAGAATGTAGTGTATTAGAAACTATATTCGAAGAATCTGAACCAAATGAGAATCTTTATGGTAATTATGGTAATCACTCAAATTATCAAAGTTATTCCTATACACAAGAATCTGATGAATTACGTAAAGAAATATTAAAAAACCCTTATATATAAATATATATACTTGTAAAAATATATATAGTTGTAAAAAATGGTACTTGTTATGTGATATATAATCGTTGTTTATTCGTCGTCGTCAGAATTTTCATCTATTTCTTGAACTTTTATTCTCCATCCGTTAATTTTGGGCATATTTTTCTTATCTAGTTTAAATTCTGTACACAATCCATTTTCAAGTTGTTTAACAAAAAGATTAAATTTACCAAATGTGCTACGCATTGTGAAATCAGATTTGTATATATCTTTTAATTGATCTTTTGTTATATAATCTGACTTTTCTCCAATTACGATATTTTCTTCTATGAATTGTTTAATAACATTATTGTCATTTTCATATTTCTTTGTAACTTGTAATACTGGTATTGGTGGTAATAAACTTTCAATTTTATACAATTTGTAATAATCAATTAATATACACATAAAAACACATTGGTAATTTTCTAATTTTGATTTTAATGCTTTGTCAATTTTAAATTCATATATGCCATTTTTTATATTTTCAGGATCTGGTTCTTCGACAAATCGTGATATAAATTCTGTTATTTTAAGACGTCTAATAACACCACCGTCTAGATCACTTATGCTTGGTATTTTATTACAAGCCATAAAAAATTTAGAACAAGGTTTGAATTCTATTTGTGAGCTATTTAATTCACGAGTTGATATTCTATCACCACCAGTTAAAGATTTCATAACATCAGCTTGTATTTGATCATTTGATCCTGGTTCTTGCATAATAACACAACGTTTGTTTTGAATATTTGCCAATGCACTATTTGCTGAATTTGCAGATTCTCTTTTACCTGTAATTAATGAAACTGGACTTATACAAGAATATTCACCAAGTGCTTTTAAATGTAAATCCATAATAGTAGATTTACCATTACCACCTGTATTATTTTTACCAGACCAAATATAAAAATTTTCATCTCTAGTGTGACCATCTAAACACGATGCTAATGCTTTTAAAGTAAATTCTCTAACTGATTTTTGTGGTAAAATTTTACATATAAGTTCCATTAGTTCAATATACAATGGGTGATTTTGTTTATATTCTATAAATTCGTATCCAGTGGATAAAGATATATAATCAGAACTTCTTCCTTTTCGGAATTCCATTTCTTTAAGATCGTAAATGCCATTTTCAAAACCTATCAAGTCTTTATCTTGGTCTATAATTTTATTAAAATTAGAATTGTAAAATTCAAGTTCTAAACAATTTAGTTTAATACCATTACCAAGTTTTTGTAAAATGATATGATAATTTTTTATTATTTCTTCACTTGCACCTTCTTTAATTAATTGACGTCGATATTTTTCTATTTTAGTAAAGACTTCATTAATAATAAGAACTCTAAGATTATAACTTTTATTTTCTTTTTTCCATCGAATACCATTAAAGTAATACCATTCATTCTTTTCAGGGGAACTACATACAAAATTTTCTCCATATAATCTATATATCAATTTACTTAATACATTATCAAAAGGACGTAAATATTTAATATCGTGATTTGGTATCTCCTTTGATAATTCGTTAAATTCTTCTAGATTATCAATTCTTGCCAAATGAATTAAATTATTAATAGTATAGATATATTCGCTATTTTGAAATGAATCCCAGGCTATATTTGCATCCTTTTCATCGTAATTTTCCCATTTTATTGAAAAATAATGCCATAGATCTATATAATCTCTATTAATAGATGATAATATATATCCTATATTTAACCATTTTGATCTATCTGCCCATCTTTCAGGATCAAGAATATCCAAATATTTTCTAATAACTTCTTTATCAGAGTATATATCTTCGTCATTATTCATAAGATGAACTTTTTTTGAATTGTCCTTTTTCTTTTCTGATTTATAATTAAAAAGTATACTTTCTGGTTCAATATTTGTAATACACGTTTTTAAAAAATGATCAAATGTTGTATCTTCTGGACTAATAATATTTTCTTGTAATTCTGTTAAAAATGAATTTGTATCTATAAGATACAGTGGTCTATTTTGACCACATTTTGTTGATAATAATGTTCTAAAACAAATAGGTGAGTAGACTTTTGTGTCTATGATTTTTTTATCAAATAAATCTCTAAATTTTGGTTTCAATTGTTCTTCTAAATAAACATGGATACTTTTTGCTTTAGGAAAGTGTACACCATCAAAAACAATATGATAACTCTTTTTTTCAGTGTCAGGATATGATTTTAAAATATATACACCTTTTATATCCGGTAACATCTGTCTTATACTATTAATAACATTCAATATATCAGTTTTATGTTTTATTCCTTCATTATCATCTAATTTTTGAATTCGACGTTTAATATCCGTGTTATCAATAATTTCTAATTTTTTATCATAATCAATATATAACTTCATAGGCTGATTTGCACTCCAAGATTCATAATAATGAGATTTATTCACTCCTCTTTCTTTTATTTTGTTCCATATATTTTTATATGAATCTGCTATAAATATCTTTGACGACGAACTATTAAGATCCCTTTGAAAAAATGCTAAATTCTTACTTTCGCAAATTTTTATACATTCCGCCTTTTGTCCTTTTGAAAATTCCATACCTATAGAATCATTGTTGTCAATCTCAGCCATACTAATACTTAAAAATATATAAAATTTTATTTTTAAGTATATATTAATTTAAATTTTATATTAACCACTATTTAATATTAGCCTCTGTCAAAGCATTATTCCATCCACCAAATATATTATACACTGTTCTCTCAGAAAATGGATGTTCTTTATCTCCCGCTATAGGTATCTTGTTATATTTTTCATAATAGCATTTTAAATATTTTATAATAAATTCCTTTTTTATTCTCTCTTTAGTCATCAATAATAACTTATAAAATAAATTATTATTCAATTTAAATTAAAATAGCCCAAGACATCTTTTCAGACTGCCTTGGGCTATTTCGATATATGTATTCTTCCGAGGGGGTTCGAACCCCTGACCTCCGCATAACTTACTTAAGCGTTGGAATTTAACCAACAAATTCATATTTTTAGATATAAGTACAGCGCTCTAACCAACTGAGCTACGGAAGATATCAACTATTTAAAATTGATATCTTCATTTACGGTCATAGGTGGGCTTGAACCACCAACCTTACGGTTAACAGCCGTACGCGCTAGCCAATTGCGCCATATGACCAGTTGTTTATATATATTGCCTTCACCGTGGATTGAACACGGGACCTCCAGTTTACAAGACTGGCGCTCTTCCACTGAGCTATAAAGGCTTAACGTCACCAGCAGGGTTCGAACCTGCGCTCCCAAAGGGAAACGGCTTAGCAGGCCGCCGCGTTAACCACTCCGCCATAGTGACTCTGAATAGTTTAATGTCATATTCAGGACAGCGAATATTATTTACAAAATTTTTTGTCTATATTTGTATATACTTGTTTTATTAAGTAATGCTTCTTATCTTTAAATTAAGATTTTTTTTTTTA